TCTATACTTTTAGAATAACCATATCCAGTCTGACCTCCATTATCTAAAAATTCTCTGTAATATTTTGCATATTCTGGATTATACCCTTTATCTTTCAATTCTTGATCAGAAAGTAAATTACCTTTTTCATCAGTCATTTTGCCTTGATTGTATGCGTAGATAGTTTTAGGCATTTGTAATGATACTTTAGCTATCTTACCTATTACCCTACCCATATCCTTACTAAACAAGGGAGCGTCTAATTCAGACATAGCGTTAAGTAATCCGGTTTGAAAATCTCTCATATAATTTACAGCAATGAAGGCAGGAGATAAAGTTGTGTATACTTTTCTCATAACATTAGTTACCCCCTTCATTCCTTTTAGTACTCCATTGGTTTGTTTTACCGAATTGATCATGCCATTATTTATGGATTGTTGTAAAGCGTCATCTTTAAACTTTATAAAGTAGTCTTTACCTCCTTTCACTACCCTAATAAGTTGAGTGTTGTTTCTCATGTCATTTAAAGATTGAGCCCGGTCAATTACTTTGCCGTCTTTATTTATAGATTTGTAAGTAGAGGGTTTGTCTTCTGAATAAATCATATACAAATCATTATCTGGGTTTTCAATTAACATATCCAGTAAGTTTACTAGTACGTTGTTTTTACCACCCCTCATAATAGCTCGTTCTCTAGCCTTCATTACATTCGCAAGAGGACTAGCAGCTTTTGTTTTTCTACCTGTGGCTGTTTTAATTTCTTTACCCCTAACAGGAAGTGTTTTTCCGCCCTCACCCATGTTGGTTTGCTTTGATCTATCTACATCTAACTGGTCGAAACCTGTTAATGGTACGTAGTTTTGATACTCGTTATTTAATAAATTATCATATTCTGTTTGAGATAATAAATCTTCGTTCTTTAATATATCTAATGTCTCCCTGGTTTTTGCATATATAAAGTCGGCCGCTTGCTCCAGGTCTTGTGTCAGCCCTTCGCTTTCAAACTTGTCTAAAATTTGTTGAGCCTCAGCATCAGTCATACCAGAGCCCGCATCGTTTTCTCCATCAGTTGCTTTACGAATATGCTCATTTCTTTCTACTGCATGTTTAGCATATAAATATTCGTCAAGGGTTTCTCTGTCTATATTTTTTTTACTAAGCTTATCAAAGAAATTAAACATTTCTGTATTAAAGTTGTCTATCTTATTTCTTATTTTACCATAGACTAAATCTTCTGCTATATCAAAGTTTTTGTCAACTGACATTTTTCTACCCAATTTCTTTTCGATAGCTTTTTGCAGATTTCTAACTGGTCTATATTTATCATAAAACATGGTTAGCAGTTTGTCTTTAGCCACTTTAATTTTATCAAATAAATTTAATAATGCTTGACTTTTATTGTTAGAGTAATTGGTGGCTGTTTGTTTTGAATCAGGAGCCATGCTTGATTCTGAGTCTGATTGGGCTTCGGGATCTAAATCTTCTTCGAGCTGCTGTTTTGCCTCAGTGTCTTGTTCTGTATCCACTTCACCTCTTTCTACAGCTTCCATTTGCTCAATTTCTCTTGCTTGTCTTTCAGTTTCTGACTTAGGTTGAGTAATCATATCTTTACCTGCAACCCCTCTAATGTTTCTAGCTGTTGGTTTTAATCCTGTCAGCTCTTGAAACTTTTGTTCTAACGCAACTCTTTGCTCATTTGTTTTAGGTGTTTGCTGTAATTGGCTGGCTATTTCAACCGGGTTCTGACTGTTTTCTATAATAAAATCTACTGCTTGATCTCCCTCTATCTCTCCTTCGCTAATCATAGTCTCAACATTAGAATCCACTCCAGTAAATTCTATAGCTTCCATGTATTCATTAAAGAATTTTGGCGTTGCTATTTTTTTATTACCTGTTTTTTTGTTAGTTGCTATGACTTCGCCCTCTACCAATTCTAATTCTACATTAGGATTAGATGATTGAAATACTCCGGTAAATCCTTGGTCTTCAAACTTTAATTGATTGATTCGTTTTCGTGCTGCTTTCTTGTCTGCAACTTCTTCGTTTACAACTTTACCACCCTGGTTGTATGATATTGAAATTGGTCTTCCAGCTACATCGTTGATTCGGAAATCTGTTCTTACCTCCTCCTGCGTCGTCTGGGGAGCCACCCTTGGTTTACCTTGCCTGTAAGTTCTAATGTCGCTCGTTATTTCACCACTTAATTTTCCTTCTATATATTTTTTCAACATTAAATACTCAATATCATTCAGGCCGTACCTACCTGCAAGAGTCTGGAATATCTCATCTGCGGTTTTACCCTCCTTTTTCATTCTCTCTATTGTTCTTTCAATCTGTCTTTCTTCTGCTTCTAATTTTTTTCCTGTGAGTGGTTCTACTTCTTCGTCTGCAGTTTTTGGTCGACTTTTTAATAAGAAAGGAGTTGACGCATATTGATTGTCATCTATTTCCTCTTGCGTTGTCGTGTCGACTGTACCCTCGGTTTGGGTGTCAGTCTCGCTGGCAGGCTGCTGTATGTCACTGGATACTCCTTCAGCCACTTCTTGAGTAACTGTGGATTCGTCTTGGCTAGTTTCCGCCACTGTGCTTTGCTTCGTACTGGCATCTTCTTGGTTTTTATATTCTTGTTCTACTTCTTCTTTATCTTTATTGGCTAATAATCTTATTTGATTATCAACTGCACTTATTTCTTTGTCTATATCTTCTTTTAAAGGCCCCTCTAACCCTTTTCTTTTGTCCATTAATTTTCTTCGCCTGTTTAATAAATCAGCCATTGGCTCTTTATTTTCAGCCATTTGAACAGTGCCTTGCGTTTGATTGTTGGCAGCATTCATATTATAGATTTCATTAAAAACATTTTCTGCTTGATTCTCTTCAAGCAATCCTTCTTTTCTCAAAGACTCTAAGCGTTTTTTTATGTCTGCTTGTGTAAAGTTTTGTGATATGTAATCTATAGTTTGAGCTCGGTCTTTACTACTAAACAACTGTTTACTGCCCAATCCTGTAGTTGCGCCCACCGTCAATAGCATAACTTCCTCTATCTCTCCACGTCTAACTTTAGCGTCTCGTACTTCAGACCCCACATATTCGTTCATTAAATAATTAACTCCTTTTTCAGAAAGATATACAGGTATTTCTTCTATGAATACTTCTCTAAAATTTTCTTTAAGCAAGTCGTTTGCTTTTCTTTTCAACTCGGCGCTGTTGAATTTTTTAGGATCTTTTATAATTAAATTGTATAGCTGTTTTCTTACTCCGCCTAAACCTGTAAGTAATTTTTGGTTGCTACCCGCTAGTCCTGCAAATAATCCGTCAAATGTAGATATAGTGTGACCAAACACCATGGCTCTTTCTAAAGCCTCTTGTTCAGTAAATCCTTTTTTCATTAAATCATCTTTGATGCTTTGTACATTGTTAGTCATAGAAGCAGTGTATGATGCTAGCCCCATACCTACATAGCCAGCCTTTTTACCCTTCATGCCTAAGCCTAGAAGTTTATTGCTGAATATTCTGCCGCTATAAATTAAACCGTACATGTAACTAGCAACTCCAGCTACCTTTGGTATAGCAGAATTACCCACCCAAACAGTTCCAGAGTCTGAATCGGGTATATTTGCTGCATTTTTTCTAATATTATCTAAGTCGGTTGGAGTAATAATACCCGTCATCTCTACTCCGGTTTTTTCATCATACACATTACTTTTGTCATCCACTCTATAAAGCTCCCCCTTGTATTCAACAGGCTTTCCCTGAAGCACTAGCTTTCTTTCTACCTGGCCTTCTTCTCCCATTTTGTAGTCCTCCATATTATCTCTAATATTTTTACTAAGCCCTGCCCAAATACCTTTATTATCACCACCTAATACTGAAAAAAATTCATCTGCTAACTCAGGTATGTAGTTTATAATTCCAAAACCTAAATTTCCTATTCCGTAGATACCCTCTTTTAAAGTTTCACTGGTTTGTGCTCCAAATATATCCACGGCATTTCCTCTAGCAGCATCATAAACTCTTTTCTTTTTTAAAATTTGTGCTGTACCTCCAGCTGAAAGATGCTCTTTGTAATTCGGAAAGTATTGATCTAAATTCATCATTTGACCTAGGTTGGTGTTAATGATTGAATCATATTTATCTATTTCGGCTTGAAGTCTTTTGTATTCTGCCGGATCCTCTGTTCTTTTTAATTGTGCCTCTAAATAAGATTTATCTTTAAGAAGAGATTCAAGTTTATTTTTTTTAAATAACATTGCTCTTTGATACTGCTCCTCTTCTCTTTTCGCTTTTCTTTGAACCTCATTGGCTTTAATTTGATTTTCCTCACCAAAAAATCTACCAAGACCAAAGTTATCTATCGCTCTTAAAAATCTATATCCACCCGTTTCTTTTCTATAATTCTTTCTTACAAAGTCAATGTATTCTTTTTTATCTACACCCATTCTTCTAAGAGTGTTGTCATCTATATCTGCACCATACTGAGTTATTAATTCATCTAGGGTTTCTTCAGAAAAATCTAAGCCAGGGGGTGCAATATAATTTAAGGTAGGTGAATTTATATCTATTTGTTTGCCTCTAGATATATTTTTATCCTCTATCAAGCTTTCTGCTAATTGATAAACTTTTGTGCCAGGTGCATGGAACACTCCGTTTAAAGTTACGCCATCTTCTGTGAAATTTTCTTCAATAAGTTCCATAGGTGTTTTGTAGTCCACAACTAAATTTGAAACATCAACGCCTTGGAACTGAACATCAGTCATGTCGTTTATAGGGTTTGTACTTCCATTTAAAACCGCAGTGGCAAAACTATTCTTTTGATCGTCACTTAAATTATAATAGCCTTGTTGATATAAAATATTATTTTGATTGGAAGCTTGATTTGAAAGCACACCTTTAGAAACTTCCTCGTCTGATAATGGAATAATGTTTTCAGTTACATTGAGAGCTGTAACTTCTTCAACTTCTGGAGTTGGAAGAACTGAAGATGCCGATTGCCCAGCGGCGATTCGATCTTCCTGTGTAGACAATTCCGTAACTTCCTCTTCTGAAATAAAATCGGATTCGTCTTTTTTTTTTAAACCTAAATTGTTTGACCAAGTTGAAAAATCACTAGTTGTTAATTGTTGACGTGTCAGATATTCATGAACATTGGCTTGCACTTCTTCATTTGATTGAAAGTTGGTGTTCCATGCTTCAAAATCATTTGTAGTTAACCCTGCTTGGGTTAAGTTATTCCATATATTTTTTAATATTTGTTCGCTCATTATCCGAATCCTTGATCACCAGAGGCAGGTGGCTTAGCAGTTTTTGACCTTTTAATTTCATCTTGAATTCTTTTGAGAAGTCCAGCGCCACCTAAATCTAATGGATCACCTAAATTTATAGTTGTGTTATTAGGTAATTTTAATATTAAGTTTTGTCCTGAAGCCTCTACTCCAATTCCACTTACACCAATAAGAGCATCATTGATATTTCTTGCAATTGCTTTTTGTATTGTACCCTCTCTTGCTTCAGGAAGTATTTTACCTAGCTCAGTTAAACTTTCGCTAACAGTAGTAAGTACATCCTCTGGGAACTCAAAGTCTCCGGAAGTTCTTTGCTCGTTAATATCATAATCATCGTTTCTGCCAAATTGAAGTCTAAAGTTTTTCTTACCCTGCTCATCTAGGTTGGCTAAATATTTGTTTTTAATTTTATCAAGTTCGTCTTTATCTAATTGTCCGGTAATTATTGGAAGTAATCTATCTATAATTTGTTCAGGAGTTTTAACACTCGCCACACCTTCTCCACTTAAATCTTCCCATGTAATTTTTTGTGTATCGCCAGTGTTTGTAGTAATTCTAATTCCCTCAGTATCCGATTCAAATCCGGTAATTGCCTGATAATTTTGAAATAAAAATTGTTTTGCTCTATCTCGTTTTACTTTGTCGTTTGACAAAATATCCCCTAAATAACCATATACATTTTGTATTTTTTGTAGTCTGGAATTATTTGCTTGGTCAGTTGATGTTTCAGTACCACCTGGTGATTCAAGGTAATCTAGCTGAACACTAATTGCTTCTTGCAGTATTTCTTTGGCGCGCCCTCTATGTTTTTCTAGAGATTCTTTATCTGGTTGTAGTAATCCATTTGAGTCTGCTTTTACCAGTATGGTGTTGTCGTCTACCTTATTTGGATCTTGAGTTAGCTCGTATCCGTTTTGTGTTAATATACTTAAGAAGTCTCTACCTGTTCCTTGATTTAAAACTCCTTCAATATAAGTATCTCTTGCCTTTAGAAAATCAGGTTGTGCAGTAATATCTTCTACTGTCATTTTTGGATACGCCTCTTTAAATTTTCCCAAAGTTGACGAAAAACCTTTAGCGCCATTTACGATGTTGTAATTTTTTGGTAAATCTTTTTGCCTTGCATTCATGTTGGTAAAACCTACTAGCTTACCATTTCCTGTTTGAGAATATAATCTTCCATCAGTATTTATTACTAATCTACTATTTTGTATATCTGTTGCTGCTTGCATTTCATCAAAACTCATCAAAGCTAATTTGGAAGCATCTCCTGCATTAACCGCTTCTATCGCTGCAGCATAATCGGCATTAAAAGTTTTAGCTGCTTCTTGAAAAGAATTCCAGTCGTCTTGTAGTAATTGTGAACTTCTTGTATATGCATTAGGATCAAGCTTGCCCTGCTTTAATAATTTGTTTTGCATTAACATATAATCTTTTACTTGAGTGGAGCCGTCTAAAACATATCCATTAAATGTATTGTTGCCTCCAGCTTGATAATCTCTTAAGTCTGTAAGCAGCTCATCGGTCTTGGTTTGTATGTCATCCCTTTTAGCTTGTCTTTCTTTCTCAACAGATCTTAACGTGCTTACAATATCCCCTGTAATTTTACCCCAATCTACAGGTACAAAATCGCTTCCAGGGCCTGAATCAAACATTCCTGTAAACTGGTTTCCTCTACGGTTGTAATAAGTTCTATTGTCTTGTGCCATTTATTCTACTACTGGTGAAATATTAGTGGGAGGTAGTTCAGGGCCAAAAGGATTTTCTTGTAAAAATAATTCATATAAATCTACCTCAGTTCCATCTACGTTTGTAACTCCCGACTTAATTAAATCAGTTGCATCTCTATAAGTAGCAGCTGAATCAACACCGATTCCCGCTTTTTCTTCTACAAACGAAGCAAACGCATCTCTATCAAAATTTTGACCAAGATTTTTTCCTTCTAAAAATTTATCTACATTTCTTTGAAATCTACCTTCACCTCCATACAAGTTAGTCAAACCTAAAATTTCTCCACCTAATGCCGCAGCTGATCTACCAGCTCCTGCTGTTGCAACTGCTTCATTTTGTGCGGCTGCCGCCGCTCTTTGTCTAGCAGCCACTCCCTGTGCAGTTAACATTTCTAATTCTAGTTGTTCTTTTCTTGCTTCTTCAGTTAAAATTTTATCTTGACGATCCCTAATTTGTTTTTCTAATTGACCTCTTATTTTTTGTTTTTCTTTTGAAACCTGTTCACCTATAACGGGCACGGCTCCTAGCACCGATCTTTGTCCTGAACCTCTTACAGCGTCTAGTAGTTGTTTTCTTTGTCTTAAAGAGTCTTTTTGTATTTGATCCATTTCAATCATAGGTAATTCTAATTCTAAAGAATCAATTTTACTTAATTTATCCCTAGCTTGAGCCACAGCTAATGCCGCTTCTTCATTAGCCCTATCAATAGCTCTTCTTGCTGCTGTAGCTTGTGATATGGCGCCAGCTATTCCAAATAATGCTCCAACTGCCCCTACTACTCCAAGTGCAGTTGACATTCCCGCGGATAATCCTGTTGCTCCTGCTGTTGATCCTGCTGCTCCTGCTGCTGACATATTGATAAATTTAAAAGATTAGTAACAAAGATACAAATTTTAAGGGTAACTTTTAAACATACTGCTTTTTACGGCGAATAGTTCGACCGCAACTGAATTTGGATTTTCAGTAGGGCCATTAGTTAATGTAAATTCTAGGTAATGTCCTCTTACCCCATGTGATTCAGCTACGCTATCTTTTATGTAGCAAATAAATGCTCCACCTGGAGGCACTGAGCCACCCGATGTGGTGTTAATAGTTATTGTGTTTGTTGTTGTTGCTACTATCTCTCCCGCAAAGGTAGGTGTGTTCCCGTGGTATGCTTTGTCTCCTATAGAAATAATTGATCCTACGTCAAATGTAAATGTAAGCACAACCGCTGCGGCCACACTTGAATCGACACTGCTCACATCGCCTAACCCATTCGCAGATCTTAAATTAAAGTTAACCGTATTTTCATCTGCTCTTAAAAAAGAAAACCAATCTGTTTCTTTTTGAACAAAGTAAGAAGCTAACAAACTACCACCGGGATTATGCATGTCTGAATTGTAAGTGGCTGCCCAGGCGCTATCTGACTCCAAATAAATTGTTTTAAATAATTTAACTTCTAATGGTTTGATATTAAATATACTCGAAATAGTAGAACTATGTTGCACGTCATAAAAATTATTTCTTTTCGGGTTTGTGTTGTGTCTGTACAATTTACCCCCCTTAAATGAATACAAATAGTTATTCATACCCACCATTTTTTCAGGAATGAATGAATAGAATGATGGCCACCCTTTTGAAGTTTCGCTATATGTTAATGTTACTGCTCCCATATTTTTATTTTATAGTGGTGCCCCACAGGTACCTCCGCTACCTCCAAAATATAATGTTATTATTTGACCGCTAGCATTTACTTCTGCAATTCTGTATGTTGTGCCTGTTGCCGTGTCTTCAAATTGTACTGCGCTATATGCTATAAACCCTGGTAATCCAGCGGGTAAAACACTTAACACATCACCCGGTAATACGCTTGCAAATGCATCATTAGTTGTGGTTTGCGCTTGAACTGACATTACATAGTTTGTACCTGAACTTGCGCAAAGATCAAGTTTATTTGATCGTACTGCTGATATATAAATATAATTACAAGGACTTGCACAACTAGCCGAAGAAATAAGTAGTCCACTAGATTGTTCTCTTACAATACCAGATGTACTATAAAATCCATCGATAGCCAAAAGGGTTAAATCTGAATCTTTATAAACTGAAGTAGCTGTTGTAAATGAATCTGTATTTATAAAATAATCAACAAAAGTTCCTAAACAACAAGACTTTAATGGAGTTGTTCCGTATCTTAATTGTATGGGAGATACTCCGGAATAATTATATATCAAGTATAAATAAGTTCGATTACTTGGATTGCTGTATGTAAAGTTTGCCTCATAATATCCTGTTGACGGGTTAGTTACAGTAGTAATATCTGTTGCCGCCGCCACTAATGCATTGATGTCTGCTTGCGAAGATGTGTAAAGAGTATTTGATACTAAGAATGAAAACTTATCTGCTGCCGCAGGAATAGAACCTGAATAGCCGGCGGCGGGGCTGAACACTAATGTATCAAAATCTATTTTATTTGATGCCATATATACCGTGGCATTATTGGCTGGAAACAACCCTTCAGATTCAATACCCGTAATGCTAGTATACCTAGCTAATCTATTAGTGTCAAATGGAGTAAAACTAAAAGCTGTTTGCACGCTTTCCACTGGGCTCGTTATTGTACCATCACTCCAATAAAATTCATCATGTATAAATAAGCCGTCATCAGATACAGATCCAAGGGCCACATTAATAATTGTTAATTCATTTACAGCTGGACAACTGACTTTAAATTTAGCAGTGTAAGAACCGGTTGGTGTTATTGTTATTTTTAAATTAGTAGGATTGGCTGTATTTTTATTAAAGTTAAAGCTTCCTGATCCTGTTGCCCCGGGTATGCTTGCGCTTACAGAGCTCCACTCATAAGCAATTGTTACCGTTCCAGTAATAACATAATTCACTACCACATTACCTTGAGCTTCACCTAAGTTTACGTTATATATTATAGGATCGTCATAATTGTAGGGGCCAAATGTAGCTCCACATTCAACAGGTATTTCGGTGTTTGATTGATAAGCATTAGGTAATCCAATAGTGTTAGAGCTTAATACATACTCGTTCATATACGGATCGAAAGCCCCTATTTTTTGAGTATCAGGGTAGGTAATAAAGTTATCTCTAAAATAACTTCTCATTCCTAATTCAGAAATTAAGGTAAGTTTATCCTGAATACCGCCCGTTCCTTTTAACTGAATCACAGCTCCTCTGCTTGTGTCTGTAAAATACCTGCTGTCTCCGTACGCTGCAAAACTTTCAGGGTTATTGCTAATTCCATACTCTTCAATTCTAGCTACTTGAGTTCCCAATACCGCTGTTGATGTAGCTACTACCCCCCCGCCTTCTGCTGCTTGCAAAGCTTGTTTGCTTAATAATACATTTGATATTTTATCTTCTTGTAATACTAATAAATTTGTTTCAAAAGAATGTAATATATTAATATCTCCAAATGATTTTTCTAAATCTTTAAAGTTTGCATCACTTAAATTAAATTCATTAAATCTATTTATGTTTGTATCCGCGTTATATACTCCACTATAAGTTACACTAGCGTATCGGTTAGCTTCTTTATAATCTTCTTCTGACACAGATGTGGTTCGTTGCCCCAAATCAAAACTTGAACCGTCCAGTTCATCTAAATACTTATAGCTTTCAGCTCCATTCCCAAAAGCGAAACAATCAAAAAACCCTAGGTTTACAATACCCGGTTGAACTGCTGTTTGATTTTGATCTCCTGTTTTACTGCCTGATTGATGAAAGCCACCTGTAATATCAAACACTTCGTCATTTTCATAATATAAATCTATATTAGAATTTAAAGGTTCAGTTTCCAGTATTAATGATTCGCTTCCAATATTTATAGTTATTTTTGCTTTTATAGTAGTTCTTTGACCACTATCTCCACCTGACGCACTCTTTATTCCTAAAGAAACTTTAGCACCTGCATCGTTAGCAGCTTGCAATCCTGTCCCAGGAGTGGCCGATCCAACGGTAAAAAACTTATATTCATTGTCAGATGTTACTCCACTAAATGGAGAGAAAGGCGGTAAATCTCTATCTCCTATCGTAGTGCTGAAATTATTACCAACTGTTACTGTTCCAGAGGCTACTCCTTCTGTAAAATCTATTCCTTCGCCGATAACGAATTCATAGAGAGTGTTGTAGTCTTGAGATGCTTCCACTGTTCTATTATAATCATACGTTACTTGATTCGAGCTTCCGACTAAAAACCCACCGTCAGATGCGTTTCTATTAATTCGTATTGAAAAATTAACTAAGGAGCCCTCGGGTATACTTACATTTTCAAATTGATCCGTTCCAGTACCATCACTTATAGTTCTAAATAAATTTACATAAAGTCTTGCAACCGGCCCTCCTCTTTTACTACTGCTGGCGCTTGAAAGCCCACTATCAAAAAATCCATTTATATCATCTGTAATGGTAAAGCCTTGTGGTTTTAAATTCATGTACAAGCCCGCTGGCTCAACAATAAAGGGATTATTTGCAGTGGATGCTTCTGGTGTTAAAAAATTATTTTCTTTTGACTCAATAGCTAAAACTTTTGATTTTACTATTGTGTTTAATGGGCCGTTTATATCTGCTTTTACAATTAAGAAATCACCTTGCTTAGTTTTAACTTGATTATCTCCCTCTAACCTAATCCACACTGAATCAGTAGAATCATCATCAAAAGCAATGACAGAGTAAATTGTTTCGTAAGACTCTTCACCTCTCTTAATAACAAACTTATATTTTTTAGCCCATGGTGGCGGCACCATGGTTATAGGTATGGTTGCTTTTATAGAATTAGCAGTTATAGAGCTAGATGGTGGCATGTATATTGTGTTGCCTCCAGAGGTTAGCGCTGTAGTGCTTCTTGAATACTCGTCCATATACACAATACCTACATCATAATTTCTGTTACTGTGTAAACTTTTTCTACTTCCATTAGAAGAATAATCGGCTTGAGCTGCGGTAAATTTATAATAGCCAAACATATCTGGATTTGGCGCCACTCCGGGATCGTCGAATTCTGCGGCAACTAACTGCAGGCTAACTGATGAACTACCTGGATTAGTAGTAATTTTAATTGGCTCATCTCTGCCGTCTATGCCGGAAAACGTATGTAAATTAGGAGATTGATCTGCAATAGCACAATTTAATATGTCTGTAAGTGTAGTTCCGGTGCAAGGACTTGTTGTAGTAAATGGAACAGTTGTTGAACCAATTATAGTTGCCGGGGTGCCTATCTGTTCGTTTGCAAAAGTCCCACTGAATAAATCATATATACTATTGTAATCTTGATTTAAAGTAATTGTAAAAGAAATGATTGTTAAAGTTTGACTAGGGGTACCCGGAGGAGCTCCACCACCAGGAGCGTCAAAATCAGCACCAATAAAGTTTAATTTAAATCCAATTTGGGTATCTTGTTTTAATGAAGCTGCGTTGTCAATGTTTGTAAAATCAAATGTCACCACAGCATTACTAATTGTTTTGCTAATATCTATGGTATAATCTCCGCTCGATAATACCCCTGTAAACTCTTGTAGATTTATTAGCTCTGATGTTCTTGTAACAGTGTAGTTTAATTGATTGTTTACATTATAGCCATCAACATAATTTCCATACATTAATCTATTAGCCATAATGGTTTGAGATTTTGCAGTTCTAGGAACATTGTCAAACAGTCTTGTAAGTTGATTATCGCTAAGTGCCGTGTATATTTGATTATGCCTAAATACTTCTGTTCTATTTATATTGTTAGACCACCCTAGTATTCCTTTGTTAAATTTTTCAATTACATATACACCAGGTTGGTTTGCATATTTGAATAACAAATCAATTTCTTTTACCAATTTACTTCCGGTATTAAAAGTAACTTCCGCAGTATTAAAAGTGTTTTCCATTCCTGCATTTGATAAATCACTGGAGTTTAAACTAAAAAAGCCGGGGCTAAAAGCTATGTCGCTAAACGGTGATATAGCGGAATACTCATCATCTAAATACCTGAATCTATACGCAAAGCTAATTATGTTTTTTACTAAAAAGTTTTCTTCTTGTCCTGATTGAAGCAAATTTATTTTGGGCGCCGCTTCAGGCGGTGCTTTTATAACATTTAATTCTGCATCAGTAATTTGATCTACATCAAGGGCGGTTGGTGGTAGGTAGGCTCTAGTTACATTGATACATCTTGGGGGATTTAAATTATCAGTAAAAAACAATAAGTCATCTATTTTATTTACACCGTTTATTAGATAAGATGAATCAAAATTCAGTATACTTGTAGATATAACATGATATACTATGTTGTTGTTTATAGTATCAAAAGACACGATCATATCAACTTTTCCTGTTGCAGATTGAGTATTGTTAGAGTCATTTACAAACCAATATATAGTGTTGTTTGCACCATCTTCTAGCACGCCAATGCATTTAGTGCTTACTGGATCTAAAACAACTCCATCATAGCTTAATTCAGCTATCATTGAATTACCCTTTGAATTTTCTACAGATCCTATTTCTGTATCTTCCGTTGAGCCAAGGCGTACGTTTTGAGCATCTACATATTCACCAGGTGGAAGTAGCCTCTCGTCAACCGACTTATTCATTCGGCCTTTAATAAAATTAGTTTGTATTACTGTCATTTAATCCACTTTGATTGACCTCTAAGATTCATTAAAAGCCTACCTGGATGTATGTTGCTTAGGCGAATTTTTGCATTTCTTAAAAGCGCTGATTTATCTTTTCTTGCTCTATTAACTATAAATTCTTGTACCCCCAATCTTGAATTTAAAATAGCATATTTAATATATGAATAGACGTAATCTTCAAATAATTTATTTACATTAACGGCAGCATCGTTGCCATTTTCCATTCCATCAGAAACATATTCTAATACACATAATTGATTCGCCATGTCTGAACTGAAATTGATTACTCCGGCTTTTTTGTCTATTCTATATGTGGGATTTATATTTGCAGTTTCACTATTTAATCCAAACCTAGCTCCAATTCTGTAGTCAAAGTACCAGCATCCATCTATGCAGAATCCTTCTCTGCCGTGAAAGGGGCCCTCTCCTAAATAAATTGATCTTTTGGTTCCTGCAATTCTTTGTCTATCTACCGCTGAATATTCTGCTTCCAATATATTCCCGTTTATATCAAATAAAATTTTACAATCATGGTCTTGTAAGTAGCTAGTTGCTGAGTTAATCTGTATATTTTCGCTTAAAGGAAATAACAGTCCGTCCTTGTACATAGATATTCTTACATAATTTACAAAATCTGGCGGCAAAACAAACCTCAATCTATCACAAACATCAAGCTCTAAAACTTTAATTTCTTTGAATGCATCATAATTTAATTCTTGTATAGCGCGTTTGGCAAAGAATAAAACTTGGTACCTGTTAACATTGTTTATTAACTGCAGATTATCGTTGTAAATAAGCATAAAGTTATTTACTATATCTTCCAATGAAATATATTGATAACTACCCCAGTTTGCGTCTTCTGGGATGTTGCCTGAATTTTCATAATATTGATAACCTGTTAAATATGCCATAATCTTATTGTGTTGTTTCGGTTAATCTATCTTCTGCCTCCAATGACTGACCAAATTTAGTTACATCATTTTCTCTTACTGATACACCAGCGTACTGCAATATTTTATTTACTAATCCATTCATGTCAGAAGTAGGTAGTTCAAAATCTTGATAATCACTAGCCGATGCATTAAACACTGGTTCACCCCCAGACAATGTGGTAAACGTCCATTTGGGTGCGAGTGGGTATCTCACATATTGAGCGTGTATGTCAGCTGCCCCAGTGATAGTCGTAGGATAAACGGTAACTGTATTTCCTAATGCCGTTCCAGTTGCGCTATCTAATACATATGCTGGGAACATTGTAGTTGGAGCAGCAATATTAGAATTGGTTAGATAAAATATTTTATTTTGTGTAACTCTTTCTACTTCTCTTATGTGAGTGTTTGAGTAAATAACATAATTTTTTCCTGCAGTGCTTAAAATATCTTCACTTAAACGAATTTGTTTGTTGCTTGCAACTATTGTAACAAAAGCTTGTGTTTTGTCTGTCGTGTTAACCACTAGGTTTCCAATCTGAACTGTACTTTGAAAAGTCTGATCAATGTCTGTAAGATCAAATGCACCTCCAGAGGCGTCTGAAACCCCTGACGTTAGTACGTTTGAGTAGTAAAATATTTTATCTACTAAATAATAATCACTAGGTAAACTGTATGTATTAGCATTTACTTGACTTAAAAAAGTATTTACTGAAAAACTATCAATTACTTCAACAATACCTTTTGTAATATTAGCATAGCCGGTTCCAGATTTACGAACAACCTCAGCATTTAATTGATTGTTGTATAAATAAAAATAATCCTCGAATATATCAAGCTGGGCTTGTTCTGCAAATAAATTAAAATCACTGGGAGAAATGTACCCGTAGTTGTTTTTATTTATCACAGCCATTACAGCATTTCGTACTTCGTTTATCATTGTATCTAGTATTTATACAAAGATACATAAAAAAAATACGTTTTGATTTATTCGAGGTTATGCCCTTTTATTTTTCTAGCATTTTCTTTAGCAGCTTGTAAGACTCTACGCCTTCATCAGTCTGAAAATAAGAAGCAACAATAAACGATACTTCTTCGCCGTGAGGAACCGTAAGCATTTTAGTTTTGTTTTTCTTCAAATTAAAATATACATCTCTGTTTTTATTTCTCATTTGTAACAAAGTTGCGCTAAACATTTTAACTACTTCATCTTGAAGCTCAACCATTGGATCATTAATTAAATCTAAAAATTCTTGGGGATCTCTTCTGGCAAACACCATAATATCTCTTTTAAGCTCTGCTGTGGTCATTTTATCTGCTCGCATACCTAATACTACCCTAGAAATACTTTCGAGCTTAGAAAGGCTTAAATCACGTGCAGCGATTTGAGCTTCTAATTCAAAGTTCATTACTTCCATGGCTTCAGCAGCATCTTGCTCATTGTTTACTTCGTAAAAAACATTACCATTACCTGGATGAAGTTTTAAAAATTCTTGTAAAATTTGGTTTTGTCTTGGAACCCTCAACATTCCTTCTTCAAATATAATAGGCTCTAATATTGCATTACCATCCTGCTCATCTTCAAAGATTGATTTTTGATTTCTAGCATAACGTAAAGCTCTATTAATTCCTGTTTCTTCGTCGAAGTATAGTAGGGCTTTTCTTTTTGTATGTTTTGATGACAGCATATATGAAAGAGGTGCTGCATCTCTGGTGAGTCTGTATACTTTATCCTCGTATACTTTTTTATTTTTTTTCATTTGATTTAATTTAAAATTTATAAAAAATATCTAAGGGGTGACTTGCACCCCTTGATATTATAAAACTACTTATTACGCATCTTGGAATAAGAAGAAGTTGTTTGCACCTAAAGTACAAAGCGCTCTTTCTGATAAGAAGTTAACTTGCATTACGTCTGTTCCAGTTGTAGCAGCGCCACCAGCAGAACCAGTAATCCATGTTTTATATCTTCTATCTTCAGTTTCAGAAGCTCTATATCTTACGTGTAAGAATGGTCTCTTAGCGTTCTTACCTAAGATTTGATCGTATACTGAAGTAGAACCAGCTGGTACAAGTACACCATTGATTTTTCCTCCAACAATATCACCTCTCATAGTAGGATCGTTAAGATATTTCCAATCTGTTTTGTAGAAATCATAACCTCTTCTGAATCCAGAGAATCCTAAATTTAAAGCCATCTCTTCGTCATTATCAAATAATCCGTAAGAGCTACCACCTGCACCATATGAATTTTGTGCAGCTAACATATCATCAACGTCAAAAGAAAATTCTCTGTTTAAGAATAATACATTTTCCTCGATAGCACCTTGCTTATCTAATCTCTGAATGATAGCGTCAAAGTCTGCTAAAGCCGCTGGAATTCCACCGCCCCAAACATTTCCTCTTTGACCTAATACATAGAACAACCCTTCAGATCCTTTGTTACCTGCTCCTGATGCTACACCAGCTGCGATAGCTGCCACACCTGAACCTGCCTCTGCTGGAACTGCTTCCACCATAGCTGTTTCTAGGTAATCCTCGAATCTTAATCTTGTTTCATGCTCTGATTTTAAATACCATAAGTATCCTGTTGCTCCGTTTTCAGTAGTAACTTCGATCCATCCAATCTGAGCCATATCAGAACCAGATACTTCGTAAAGATCTTTGATAATGATTGGGCTATTCTGGAAGATAACGTCGTCAGCTTCTAATGAATTTTCCATAGCAACTGATCCCTTTTGGAATTCAGAACCATAAATAAATAATGAACACTGTACACCTGCAGCCATTGTCTGACCACCTGCTTCGTAGTATGCAACATCAATAGTACCTGCGCCATAGTTTACTGCAGTAACGATACCTTTGTTACTGTTTGTAGAACCAATTGAGCTGTCAGATAACATAAATGTTTGACCTACTCTAATAGCAATACCACCTGTACCTGGCACAAGTGTGTCATTTACTGTTAATGTAGCTGTATCTTGAGCTGCTGCTGCACCTGAAGTTACGTTAGTGTATTTAGTGTGTAATCTTCCTTGCTCCGCCCATTTGATAAGGTCAGAGTTAGAAGGCATTTCAGCGCCTACCATTCTTAAGAATGCGGCCACTGTTCTATTCCCGTATCTTTCAAACTCCTTTTCATAAGTATCAGGTAGATACTGATTTAAGAAGTTAAAATTAGTTATGTAGTTTGACTGAACGGCTACTCTTTCCGCACTTGGCTGTAAAGCAAATGTGGGGGTAGCCTGAACTGAACCTGGCATAATTTTAAATTTTTAATTGTTATTAATTACTCTTTTTTATACTTCTAATCTTTAGACCACGACCTGAGTCTTGATTTAAAGATCTTACTTTGAATCCGGATTTTGTTGTAACCTGCGGTGTAGACCTTATATCCATATTTATATTTTTAGTTTTTTTAGATATATTTTCTACTGCGTCGGCCTTGCCTTGCTCGTAAAAGAACTTGGCATACTTATCAGGATTCATTGCCATAGATAAAGCCCTATGATACTGAGCGGTGTCTTTTACCAATCCTCTATCGTCAACATATCTTTGGATAAAATTTTCAATAGACGACTGACTTAATTTAACATCCTCTACAGATCCAGGTAAATAAGAAATTTTCTTATCGTTAATAACAAACTCAAAACCTTTGAAATCTTTATTAAAGACTTTATTAGTTTCTTCTTTAAACCACTGTAGCTTATTTGCCGCATCTTTTTCGTATGCAGCACTATCCTCTATGTACTTTCTATATGCTTCGATTTCCTTTTTATTGCTTTCAGAAACAGCCTCTCTTGACTCAAGAGGTAGCTTGTATTTTTCTTTCTGCTCTTTAAAATATTTCTTAGCTTTAGATAGTTCTCTTTTTTTTGCTAGTTGTTTTTTCTTTTTTTCTTTTTCATCATCTAAATCTTCATCAAACCCAAATTTGTCATCCATTAGATATTGAATATCTTCGGAGTCTAATCCTTCTTCAGTTACAGAATAATAACTAGCAAGTAAAGAATCAGGATTCATGTCATCATAATCTTGTTGTAATTTTACAAAATCATCAATACTTCTTCCTGTTTCTTTTTTGTACTCAAAGTAAGCTTTTACATCTTCAGGTAATTCTTCTGATGAATTTCGCTTTACTATGAAGTCATCCAGTGAAGTTACTTCTTCACCGTATTTGTTTGCAATATATGAAAGAACGTCAGTTTCTGACATTTCTGGAGCAGCAGCCTCTACGGGCGCAGCAACAGGTTCTTCAACTTTTTCTTCTTCTACTTTTTCTTCTTGAGTCGGTGCTTCTTGAAGATTTACACGATCCATCTCATCTTTTGGCTCCACATTTTCTTGGGCCTCTTGTTGAGCTTCATGTTTTTCAAGTAGTTCTTTTTCTATTTCTTGTGTTGATTTAGATTCTAATTCACCTAAATCTCTTACTTTAATTTCCATTTGATTTAATTTTTTACAAAGTTAAACAATAATTCTAAATATATTTAAGATCCTTTATATGGTTATAAAGATCTTGTCCAAGTTTTTCACCAACCACCTTATCTGACTCATAATGCACTCTTGCAACTATTCTGCTGTTAGATATATTTTCAGCTGCTTTATCAAAATCTTTTTTTAAATGTGGGTACATGTTTGTGAGCGCAAGTGCTACTAATTTTGATTGTGCTGAGTGCCCCGATGGAAAAGCTGGGGTTTGAGCACTTTTCATTTTTAAATAATCTAAGTCAATTTTGAAATTTTTTGCATTAACATTGGGCCTTGGTCTATTGTGATAATTTTTAATTTTTTTGATTATTGGCTCAGATTCGTCTAACAATTTTTCTACTAGTCGGTATGGAAAAGACTCAATTCTATATGAAAAAATATTTTGAAATACATTCATTATATTATCATATTTAAATGGCAGCGTTTTGTTTAGTGGCATTAATTTTAATCTTTTTATTTCACCTAGTGTTCTTAAAGAATTATCTTTAGGAAAAGAAATTTTTTTATACTTTTCAATGTTAAAATTTTCAAACATTATCTGGGTTCAAATTCAGCTAAGTCAAAGCCATCTAGAGTATCTTCATTAGACTCAAAACTAATTGGAGGTAAATTGTTTTTTCTTTGTTGTATTAATTGAGATTGTTCAGTATTAGCTTGGCTGATTCGTTTATTTTTAGCTTTTTCTCTTTCTTTTTCTCTTTTGTCTATTGCTTGCTCTTCTCTGCCTTTTAACTGCATGTTAAAATCAAATTCTACCTGCATCAATTCTCGCTTCAACATTGCTTCATTTTTAAGTCTTTCAATATCAAAAGCAACTTCAGCTTGTTTGGCTTGCATTTGAACTTGAGCCTCCATTTGTATTTTTCTCACCTCTTGTTCCGATTGCATTTGTTGCACCTGCATTTTTGTTTGAGCATCCATTTGTTTTTGCGTCATTGCAAACTGCTGATCTTTTTCTTGTTTCTTTTGTCTTTTTACTTTTAATAATTGATTGGCTAGTTTTATATTTTTTAACTCTCTAATATCAATTGCATCTTCTAAGTTAATATCATTTTTAGATAAAGCCATTTGAATGTTTTGTTCAAGCTGGGCTTTTTCTTCTTCATCAGGCGCCACCTCAATAAAAATACCAAAATCATAAATATATAAATCATTAATTTCTTCTAGTATACCTACATTGTATTTACCGATTTGCATTTTAAATTCCTCTTTGAATTCAGCGTACTGTAATATATCGGCTATTCTAATAGATAAAGCTTCGGCTATTGTTTGAGTTATATATAAACTACCATGCAATATATGTCTGGTGGCAGTATTAGAGTTTAAAGCAGCTAACTTCTGTACACCAACCAATGCGTATGGATCAGGCTTTGTTCCATCTCTAGCCTCATTAAGACCTGTTACGCTTCTAAGCATATCCATATAATGATTGTAAGTTCCAATCAAACTATTAATTTTACCTTGGCCGCTTGTTGCTGTAAGCTGTTGAATTGGAACTCTTGCGTTGTTAAACTCACCATCTTGTGTGTAACTTCTACCTACAACACTACCAGTTTGGAAATACAACCTTAACGCATCTTCAGGATTATAGGCATTGCCTGTGCCTAAATCTACTTCATTTAATCCATCTGCATCAATAAATACACCATCTGGTACGGTTCGCGCAATAACTTGTTGCAGTTTCAAGTGAGTCATTTGTATTAAATCAGCAAATGTAATCATTCGTCTAACTAATGATTCAATAATTCCCTTATACATTCTTGGGGCACAAGCAATATAGTTAGGCATTGCATGCTGTGAGGCAGACTGCGGTCTAACCATATTTTCCATTTTCTTCCATTGAAGCATTATATTTGTACCCATTACCATAACACCTTCATACCAAACATCAATTTTCTTTTCAACTTTTTCAAAGTTTCCTTCTTCCATCATTTCTTCTGGTGGATTAAACTGATCGTCTTTTTCAATAACCCTAGCGCCTCCGCCATCTAATTTCTTTTTTTTGTATACAATTGAGTTTGTAGTTTTGTAATTAAAATACAATAGCGTGGCAGTATCTCTATAAAAAATACTATTTTCATAAAACTGCGCTACATTATAATAATCGTACCAAGCCTGACTATACTTGGCTATTTCTTTTAAATCATCGTTTGTTAGCGTGGGATCTATTTTTGGCAGCTCTGTCATCGGAACAGTTTTGATTTCGCCCCAATAAAAACAATCCTTAAAATACGGATCTTCTGTATAGCTGTAAACCACGTTTGCAGGATCAACGTAATCTATTTTGACACCCTCACCTGGTAAAAAATATTGTTTAGTAATACCAATGCCTAGTACAGTAATATCGTAGTCTACTCTTTTTCTTATTTGAGAATAATGATTTTCTTCAAACATGGTATTAATAGCTTCTTCTTCGGCTATCTCAATCCCAGGTTTGTAATTTAGCTGCATATATAAAGCTAATTCTTCATCATTGTTTGGTAGCTCATCTGGATCTGTAGCAAATGGATTCACACCAAATCCTTTTTGTATTTGAGTAAGAATGGGTTTGGCAACCATATCTGCCTCTATCATATCTTGAAATGATGATCGGTTTTCAGCTGAAAGCGCATCTTGAGCGTATGCCTGTACTTTGAAAAGTCTATCGGACATTCCATTTACAACAATATCTACAAATTTTGGTATAATCGGAACGGGCGTCCAATCTAAATTTAAATAACTTAAATCACCGTCTATTGCTAATTCATTTTTGTATTTTTGAACTGATTGTTCTCCCCTAGCATACAGTCTCAATCGGTGATAGTCTCTCCATTGAGAATAAAACCTACACGTGCTACTATCTTTACGAAACCATTCGTATTGAATTGCTTGTCCGATTTGTAGTCCGTACTCGACTGTATCTTTTTCATTGTCAGAAACAAATAAATCCGGAAACCCAACTGGGTTTATATCAATTTTTACATCTACCATTAAGTACGTATTTGGCTATATAATCCCTTATTATTATATCTTGCAAAGTTAATCTTTATTTTTGACTCTTTTTTTTGCGGTGTATATAAGTGCTTTTGATTTGCCATGATTGCTAATCCCGAGCTTATAGTGGCGTCAAACTTAGTTCTGTTATTAATATTGAATCGAGCCCAGTCCTCTAATGTTCTATTAAAATGCATAGTGCCTATATCTAATTTATCTCTAAACGAACCATCCATATCTATGCCTACATATTTTTCAATATAGCTTTCAATTGCAGTAGCGTGAGCTTGTTTTACATCTTCAGATGAATTAGGTATACCGCCTATCTCTCTCTCAGATTTAGAAAGTTTAGTGTATATTTTGTCTGGTCGATTCATGCAATATTTTCTGTAACCTCTATTTTTAAAATGATATAATAACCTAGGCTTATTGTTTTCTACTAATATAGGCATTCCATAAAAAACACAAGCCATCAATACATCTTCAAAAAATAATTCTGCAGTTTGAGGTCGAGCAACATATTCTAAAAAAAATTCATTACTTGGGGCGTTATCCATGTTAAATTTAGTTAATCCGTGTAATGCACCGTTAGATCCACCTCCGCCTACCGTTCCGGATATGTCATATGAATCACATCCAAAACTTCCTAGGTGTTCGTTACCTGGTGCATACTTTCCATTTTGATTAACCCTGCAATTTTGTAGATTTTTTTCAGGTATCCATGATATTAAAAACCTACCTCTAGTGTCAGGTGACCATATTACTTTTGAATCTTTTATACCATCTTTCCAACTAAACCTACCTCTAGTTAAATAATGTTCTTTAATTAAAGAATCATTGTAATCTATTTGCTGATAAATTTTAGTCAAATTAAATAGTGATTGTTTACTCTCGTCTCTAAACGCGTGAGAATCTGTTCTGGGAAATTGTCTGTAAAATTCATTTAGTACATCTGCATCTTTTTTTAAAGAATCTACTTCGTTTTCCCAATAATCAATAGCGCCTTGGTATATAAGCTCACCATCAGATCCTTCTACTGCTTTTGTTGGCGTCTTAAAAACTGGCATGCCGTATTTATCTATATACCCCTCAAAGTTCCATTCCATTGGAACAAACAAATTATACAGCCCACTTTTTGTTTGACCGTTTTGATTTCTATTTTTTACATCAGAATCATAAAATAATTTCTTAAAATTTTCACCACCTTTGTCAAGCGCATTTGACGTAGATCCCATCATGCATTTGCCTATAATTTTACTACCCAACCTCAAACAGGTTTTTGTTACATTCCAATTGTTAATAATATTGTCTGGCTTTAGCCATTTACCTGATTCGTCGTGTATTAATAATTTTAATTTTTCACCATCATAACTATTATCCGCCGTGTTTTTCCAGTCTATAGTTGTATCTAATCCCTCTAGCTCCTCCTCTTCAGTTTTAAACATATTTTTTTTTGTAATCTTAGATGCAGGAACTCTATATGCTAGTTCGGTTTTTGGTCTATCCATACCGTCTTGTATAGGCTTAAAAAAGAAGGGATAATTGTTTGATATTGGTACAACTTTATCTGTAAACATTTTTTTAGCATCGGATCCTGTTTTAGAAAGTATACCTACTCTTGCGTCCTTGCTAATTGTAGCGGTGTTAACGGCCTCACATGAACCCATAAATGAAAAACCTGAACGTCTTATTTTTAAATAACACATTCCAAAACTTCTTTTATCAGCCTTACATGCTTCCCAAAAAATATAAAATATTCTGTTAGCCTCTCTAAACTCCGGCTTACCAATATCAATTTTTGTCCACTGCAAATACATGTAATGGGTACCGGTAATATAAATGGGTGTTCCGTTGTTGTAAAACCAATATCCCTCCTCTCTTCTATCAAATTCTGCTTCAATGTAATCAACCCATTCATTTTTAAACTCTGTAGTCATTTCATGCCATTGAAATATCGAGCTAATTCTTGATAAGGCTTTTGGATATTCCGAAGCTACCCAATATTGATCTGTTGTTTTTTTAGAATTTTTGTGTATTGTTTTAGGAGCTTTAGGCAAACCTATTAGTAAGCCATTGATATTATATATTTCCCCTACTGTTCCGTCTTTACTTATTACCACTAAATCATGTTTGGGGTTGTAACCATATTGCCAAGATTTGTGCTGATTCATTTTCAACATAGACTGTCTTGACACGTGGTTTTTTACAACACTATATAATTTATTTTGATCGTCTTTCTGCAAATCCTTGTCTTGATTTTTCTTCTACTTTTTCAATTCCGTTTAACAAATCTTTTTCTAATTCTATTCTTGTCAATATTTCAAATGCATCAAATATCGCTAGTTTTTTTGTAGCAGCTGCATTCTTTAATCTGTCTGCTGCTAGCTCATCATCTTTGTCATACTTAATAATATCTTCCCTTGCAACTTTGATTAGTTGAGCTACAGCTTCTCTACCTGCGCTAATTATCTCTATCTTTAAATCTTTTGAAGATTTCATAATACCATTGTTATGTTATTCCAAAACATTCTGTAAAGCTTTTCTCCATTTATATAAAATGGATATTCACATTCAGGTTCAAAAACCACTTCATCATTTTCTTTTACACCTAATTCAGTTAGTTTTGGATTAGTGTATTTTATTATACCCACAAGAGGCTCTTCCTCAACAGGCTTCATAATGATTGATTTTCTTACTGGAACCGGTTTTATAAAACAATATTTAGAATGTGTTTGCCATTTACCATTATGATAGTACATATAAAATTGATCATAATCAATAAAAAATAAATCATCTTTAAAAAAGCTTCTACCGCTTTTTTCTCGACCTTTCATGTCATAATATATTTTAAATACATTGTGGTGTACTAGCAATATATCACCTACTTGTATTTCACCGGTATAATTTAAAGGACAACTGACAACCTCTGCAAATCTATTGGATGCGATATGATCTTCTTGAGAAACACTTGTGTAAAAATCAATTCCTCCTATATTTTTTATATTATCATATCTTCTGCCCTTGACAGGTTTTACAATAAAATAGTGTGGGGACTTCATTAAAAGTTTATATTGTATTCAATAGCTATTGGCATATTTGAATTAAATTCCTTCCATAATAATACCTCATTATTTTTTTCGATCCAAATTTTTATTGAATTGTTTGATAAATCTTGTTGAATTAAATGTATTGTGTAGCTTCCGTTTAATATAGACTGACCTACTAAGTAATGCATAGAGCTTGACTTATAGTCAGCGCCTATTGAAATTTTCCTAATATCCATTTTAACTAAAAGCTTGAACCCAAAGTTAACACCCTGTAAAATACATTTACAAACAACACCCCTGTACCCTGTGTGGGATTACTTCCGCCAGCGTGTAGGGTTAACGCGGTGTTTGGCGCTATAATTTCTGTAGTTGAATTAGGAGTCTCAGGCTTGAAAGTTGCGTCTACGGCTGAGTTCATAGCGTTACTGCCATTTGAAATCGAGCCTATAGATTCAGTGCCTATTTTTATTTGCAAATTTGGTGTAAAATCATATGCGGTTCCACCAGCATCCATATAACACATTATACTTACTATATCAAGAACTTTATTCGCACCTGGTGCTGCAACTAGAGTTGCCGGGGTAGTGGCTAACGTTAATAAAGTTGCGCTACTAACAGAAACATTTGCTACTACAGCAGAATCAGGAACTAGCCCCAAAAAACTTTGAATTTGTGAAAGAGTTACGGTTTTAGTTGCTAATGAATTATTTGCATCTGTTATAATTAAATAATCGTTTCCATCTAGATTACTAATTGTAGGGTATGCTGTTATATTACTTATCTTCGCCATCTTCTGATTTGTCTTTTATTTCGCCGCTTTCCAAATTAATAACTACGTTGTCACCGTATTCTTTAATTAACTCAGCTTCAAAAGACTTGAATTCAGATCTAAGACCATCTATAGCGCCCAGCACTTGATGTTTTCTTACCTCTAAATCTCCAACTTGCTTATGAAGATTGGCAAAATTCTGGTTTAATTCTTGAAGTTTACTTAAATGTTCTTCACTTACTTTTCTTAATTGTTCACTCATTTTATTTTATTTAATTATAGTTAATCTTGAAATCCGGGCGGATTTGCTGCCGCCGGCGGTACATCTGGTTTGTCAAATTTATACATATTTTTTTATGTTTACAAATTATTGTTTTATCATTACTATTCCTGCTGCATTTAATGGAGCAACTGCAGTTCCATCTGTTTGATATAATTGACCGGCTGTTAAACCAGCGGCAGCAGCTGCCGAGTCATTTGCATGCGCAGGTAAGCTATTACTAAATGTCATACCACCTGCCGTTTTAATTGGAGCGTTCATTAAATTGTTAATGAAATATTTTGTGGCTGCTCCGTTTGGCCCTACATCGTGATGAATACCTGTATATGTTGTTATTGTAGAAACATCGCTTGCATCACTATCAATAAATATACTTCTCGCATCAGTTACTGTCGCCCCTGCTGCGGTAAGCTTCCAGTCAATAAATTGACCATACGCAAAACCTACAGTTGCATTTGCGTTTGACACTTCAACATGACTGGTGTCTCCTATAAGAAAGTCTACAGTGGTTGTTCCACTGTCTTCTACTTCAGCGCCTGAGTATGCTCCATACATTGTTTTAACTACTTTGTTAGCGCTTCCCCTCAATCTAGCTCTAGAAACTAATGGACTTACAGTAAATATATCGCCGCCGCCGCCGTTGTCAACATCAATCCTAAATTCAGAATTAACCAATTGATGAAAGCCGCCTGAGGCAACTCCAGAAAATTGTAATTCAGAATATCTAATTTGATTTATATTAGCGGTTCCGGATGGACTAGCTTTGAAGTCTACTGTTTCTCCAATTTTAATAGCAGATTCATTTACACTAGTTTCGTTAGCAAGCCTTATAATATTTGTAGTGGGCACTGGAGATAAAAAAGTAGCGCCGTCTGGAATCACAATCCAGATTTTACTTAGTCCGTCATCCCCTACAGTGTCAATAATATCTTGCATAGTGTAGATTTCTCTACCGCTATTCGCTCTTCTCGATCCTAAGTCTGAAGTAACTGTTGATGAAGTTAATGTATGAAATTTTTGTCCTACTGGAATTAGTGCCATGATTTATTATTTATCTTGTTTATTGTCTAGTTGTTCTTTTAATTCTTGAATAGCTTTTACTAACACTGGAATTAATCTTCCGTAGCTAGCCTCTAGCTTGTCAGGATTAGCGCTATATACTAATCTTAAAAATTCGTCATCAACAGTTTGGAGTTCTTGAGCGATAAATCCGACGTCTTTAGTCCCGTTGTTTGCATTTGGAACAACAATCTCTTCGTCAACTTTAGTTATTTCTCCGGTTTTATCATCTACTACTTCTTTTGTCTGAACAATTTTTTCTTCTCTTATATCCCAAACAAATTTGCGAGGTTTTAATGAGGTTATCAAATCTAAACCGCTATCTAAATCAACTATATCTGTTTTATCTCTTTCATCAGACAATGATGTAATAGAGGTTTGTTGACATCTCAAAACTGAAATTGAAGAATTTCCTAAAGTAAATTCGTCAGATGCACCAGATGCAGAGGGTTGTGCGTTGTATCCCAACAAAGTGCTATTTCCACCAGGGGGGATATTACCAGCCAGTGCTCCAACCACAGTAATTTGAGCGGCTCCATTTGACTGACAGGCTTTAGCGCCTATTATTACTTGATCATTAAATCCACCCGTGCTCCCTTGTCCTTCAATTTCATAGCCAATCCAAACACAACGCTCAAAACCGGTTACGCCGCCCGTTAAAAGATTTCCGGATTCAGAACCAATTATGGTAGAATATCTAACTCCAGTACCTAGTCCGCCACTAAAAGCAAGGCTCGATCCACTCAGCATATTAAAACCCATTATGTTGGCTTCGGTTGCAAAAGAAAATTCATTACTTGTGTAGTTGTCTAAAATTTGACTTCCTATAATATTATTTCTTTGATTTATTGGCCCGACAAAACTTCCAACACCCGGTGTTATGTTATTTATAATTTGCTGACCAAGAAAAACATTAAGATTTGATATTTTACCACTAAAACCATTTGCAAGAGAACCATTATTGCCTATTTCGCTTCCGAGAACAGTAGTGTCTAATGGATAAACAGTTCCAAGATTAGGATGCGCGCTTGGTGAAACAACAAACCTTCCTATTAAGTTGTTTGGATCTGAACTAGATGTAATATTTGTAAAACTTTCATCAAACTGTGTAGCTGTGCTTGTTAATGTTTGAAATGAAGGGTTGGCTCCTGCGCCATTTGAAGTTAATACTTGTCCTGCCGTACCTATCGCAAGATTAGTTATAGTGTTGGTGTCTGTAAACACCGGTAGTGCATATTGTACACCCGAACCATCAATTGATCCGCCGGTTGCGGATACAGTATTAATGATGTCTTGCATTGTATAAATCTCTCTTTGAGACTGAAACTCCGCCGATCCTCTGTCAGTTGTTTCCACACTAGATGATAGTGTGTGAAATTTTTGCCCTACTGGAATTATTGCCATAATTTATTTATTTAAATAGTTACTTCTCTATAAAGAATATCAATTATAAAGGGTGAATCTCCTTGGGATACTGATACCCCTGAGGTAGCTTGAAGGGTAAAAGGAACATTTGGCTGAATATCAGTGTTTGCGTCCTGAAATGGAAAATCAAGACTTCCGTATTGATCAGCAGCTGCATTAAATACACTAAATAATATATTCCTTGAGGGATCTGTTCCTATGTAAAATTGTACTATTTCGCCTAAAGCTCCTGCAAAATTATACTGAACTGAGTTGAAGTCTAATTTATAAACTACATTCATTACAGCTAGTAATTTACCGGCGCCGGGCGCAGGAATTAATGATAAAGTCCCCCCGCCATTTAAACTAAGTAATTGAGAGGCTGATAATGTTACTGTTGCGTTTTTTAAATCTGTTGAACTGA